AGCAGACCGGATTGGTGAACTTTTTTTTTAAAATCCAATTTTTACAAAAAACAGAAAACCCACACACAATACACACTAAACCCACACACAACACCCCAAAATTTAAAAACTAAATTTTAGATGATAAAATAAAAATATAATAATATTACATATAATATTATATTTTTAATAATAGGATATAAAAAGGAGTATAAATAAAAAAAATTATTTCTTATTTAAATAATATAAAATCTTCTGCAGTATATTCTTTTTTTTTTATTGGTTCCTGTTTTTTTAATTTTGGTTTTACATTACTTATAACTGGTTTTTTTCCATATCTTATTAAATTTACTTGTTCTCTATTATTGTTATACCATTGTTTATAATATTGTGAAGTTTCATATTTTTTTGCTCGTTGTCTTTCTAATACGTATTCTCTATTTTTCCAATAATAATTTCTGCAATATTCTTTCTGTTTTTCATAATTTTTTTTATAGTATTCATTATGCTTGTATTTTAAATAATGTTTTCTATTTTTCTCTTTCTTTTCTAATTCTTCTAATTCTTTTTTTTGTCTTTCCATCTTTTCTATAAACGTTTGGTAATAACCCATTCTATATATAATACAAAACAAAATATATTTAAATTAATTATTCAAATATATCCATACTTATTTTTAATAAATTATTTTCATAATTAGTTCTATAATTTCCACACCAACTATTTTGATAATCTGCTAATTGTTTTTTATATTTTTTATCATATTCTTTTTTTTTATCTTTATTATTTTTATACCATTCTTTTGATTTTGTTTTTATTAAATCTTTATTTTTATTAGCATATTTTATTTCATATTCTTTTCTTTCTTCAATTGTTATAATTGGTCTATTTTTATTTATACATTCCATATTTTCTATAAAATATCTTTCTCTTGCTAATAATTCTTCTTTTGAACTGCATGGGTAATTTTCTATTAATATAATATCATAATCATCATTATTAATTATTAATTTACTTTTACACTTATTTATTTTTTTTTTAGTTTCTTGTTTATGTTTTGATTTTCTATTTGCTAATGATTGTATAGTTGAACCTATATAAATATTTCCATTAGTATTATCTATAAGTTTATATATTTTTGCTTTTTCATATTTATTCATCTTTTATCACTTTTATAAATAATAATATATTTTTCTTTTTAAATATATTATCATTCCATTAACCTAATTACTGAAGGTAATATTTCCGTCTTGAGAAAAATAGTAGTGTTGGTCGTATAGAGCAAACACATCAATAATTTTTGCTTCAGTATTACCAGCAGCAACTGTTAATAATAAATTAACTTCTTCTGCTAATGTTTTAGTATCTACACCAGCTTCTATTGCTGTATGTTGGAAAGCATCCAAATCTAAACCAAAAGGAACCATACTTAATACCTCAGTACTTCTAGGACCTAAAATAGCACCACCACCACCAGCTGTTTCTATATCTCCATTATTCAAAGCATTAGCTGCTAAACCGCCTCCAAAAGTGCATACATTATGATGACCTCCAGGTTTATTAAATCCTAATGAACCAAAGGCTTTACAAAGTTCCATAAATTGCTCGGCATTAGTATTACAAGTATCACCACATATAACAGGCTCAGGTGGATAAACAACAGCACCTACTTTAGCTTGATATTGTGTTATTTCACCAGTTCCACAGAATGATAAATTGTAGACATTGCTTCTTGCTGATCCTTGAGCCGCAGAATTAAAAGTATCACTTGAAGCAGTAAAAAATATACTTTTTAAACTTCTTTTTCTTGCTGGAATTCTAATAGGAATTTCACCAGTTTCACCAGCTGCTATTGAACCACTATTATGTTCCCAATCTTGACCTGATAAAGCAATTTGTCCGCCCATCATCTCGTCACGCATCATTGTTAACTGGTTTAATACATCACCTCCAACTTCAATTAAAGAAGCAGTATAAGTAATATTTGAAATTTCAAAGATATCAGCAGCACCAGGGGGGGCAGAAAATACACCACAATTTGTTTGAACTGCTATATCTAAAACAATTGTAATAGGTGAATTTTTAGCAACCATAGGTAAAGGTATTAATTTATCTTGTGTAAACAATCCACTAATAACAGGCATAGAAAATTTAATTTTATGACCAGGACCCATTACTGCTTCTGAATTATGTTGTGATAAACCAAATACTGTAGCTTGAGCACCAGGAGCTACAACAGTATTTAAAGCATTACCATTATTTGCTCTTGTTAATCCTTTAATACTATCTTGTAATTTTCCTCCTAATTGTTCTTGTGTCATTGCTAAAATTTTACTATTTAATTTATTATAATCTTGACACTTAGATAATACACGACCACCTTGTTCTATACTTAATGTATCAAAAAATATAGCACCTCCACCAATATCAGCACCAAAAGTAATAGCGGCATCAGTATTACGAACATCAAATTCTATATAACTATTTGAAGGATCTAATAAAGCATTAGGACTACTTATTTCTATTCTAATTTGTTTATTAGATAGATTAGAAAAGGTAGCACCATTAGCAGGGTAAAATTTTCTTCTTCGTTGAATTGCTGGAACACTTTGTGGCAATACATCACTATAATCAATATTTTTTGGCAAACTTCTATTTTCCATTATATATATAATTTAATTATATTATATTTCTATAATTAAATTATTTTTAGTTTATTAATTTACTCAATTAAATAAATTTGTATCAATCTTTATTAAAGACATATTATTTTTAAAAGGATTACCACCCATGGAACTCCACCAATTATTTCTTATATTATTATAATTTTTACTATAATCTTTTTGACTTTCTCTAATTTTAATTTTATTTTTTTCATAATATTTTTTATCACTTATTGATTTTTTAATTTTATTTACTTTTAAATTATCTCTTTCTTTTCTTGTTCTACCTGGAATAACACTATTTACACATTCAATTTTTTCTATATAATATCTTTCACGTGCTGTTAATTCATCTTTACTATTACACTTATAATTTTCTATTAATATTATATTATAATTATTATTTTCTAAAACTAAAAAAGAACTATATTTAATATCATCACCTTCATTATATTTTTTAAATCTTGATTTGTGTTGTGTTAATCTTTCACATAATTTATTTTTAGTTGTAGAACCAATATAAACTAAACCTGTTGTATTACAAACAATTTTATATATTTTACCATTATTATAATTTACCATTCTAATTATAATAATAATTATTTTTTTATATCGTTTTTTTCTCTCGTATGTTTCTACATTGACACACGAATATTTCCAACTTCATCAATAAAGTATAAGGCATCATAAGCAACATAAGCATCAATACTAATTGCTTCATTAATAGCAGCAGCAATATTAATAGTTAAAGTAATTGGTAGTGATTGGTCTGCTGTATTAACTCCACTTTCTATTGCGGTTCTTTGGAAGGCTTCAAGGTCTAAACCGAATGGTGAATATCTAGCACTTTCATTAGGCGCACCATCAGCAGCACCTACGGTAGTTTTCATAGAAGCAAACGCACAATTTGTAGTAGCATAATTAATAGTAGAAAGAGTACCTAAACCATTAACCGAACCAAGAACACCAAAACACTTAGCAAGTTCACTTGCTGCTTCTGCTCTGCTTCTTTCAGGATTTGCATTAAATTGACAATCAACAGGAGTTGGTGGATATACAACAGAACCTATTTTTAATTGGTAATCAGTCATACCAAAATTACCACCAAAACTTAAATTGTGAACTGTTTGTTGTGCTCCAGCATAAGCTTTAGAAGCACCAACAAAGAATAAAGATTTTAATGATTTTCTACGAGCAGGAACATTAATAGAAGTATTACCCACTGCGTTAGCTGGTATATTACCTGCGAAGTGTGTATAATCAACACCATTCATTACTAAACGCCCACCGCTTAATTCTTGGACCATTCTTAAATTAGCATCTACTTCAGGTCCAACTTCTACTAATTGTGCTATATATCTAACATTCTTAATAGTATATCCAGCAACAGCACCTGCAGAATAAATACCAACATCAAGTGCTGGTGCTAATTGAATTTCAATAGTAATTGGTGAAGACCCTAATAATTGTAGAGGTACTAATTTATCTTGTGTAGTTCCTATTAAACCATTCATTAAAGGAATAGCAAAAGTAAATTCTTGACCATTATTAATTTGACCGTCAGCATTATAACCACTAATTAAAGTAGCACCACTTACATCTGCTTGTAATGTTGGCGCACCCATAAGACCATTATTACCTTGGTTTAAAAATCTAACACCCTCAGTAATAGAACGAGTTGCTGAACTTTCTAAACCTCCTTGTGATGGTAGGATAATAGCAGCCATTAATTTGTTGTAATTATTAGTATCGCAGAGGACATTACCAGCTTGTTCTATTCTTAGTCTTTCTATAAAAGCATGACCTCCTCCAAAATCTACCCCCATATTTCTACCTGTGGTATTTTCCATAGTGAACCTTAAATAAGAGTGTTTAGGGTCTAAGAAAGCCTGAGCGGATAAATCAATTCTAATTATATTATTTCCATTGCTGGTAAAAGATTGACCGTTAGTAGGGAAAAAGGTTCTACGTCTACTACGACTTTCAACAGCTAAAGGTAAAACTTTAGTGTAATCAGCATTACTTGGCAAAACTGCGAAACTTTCCATATATATAAATATATTCTATAATATATTTATTTATAAATAAAAATTTTAATTGAAAGTTTTTTTAAAACTTATTAATTATTAAAATATTCTATTTTTCAATTATTTTCAATTAATTCTATACTTATTTGTGCGCTATATAATCCAGCATCAACATTAGCACCTGCAGCACTTTTTAAATAAGCTTTATTTTCATCAAAAGGAATATTAATAGTTAAAGTAATTTCTTGTCCAAAAGGATTAGCACATACCATAGCATCAGTAGCTGCAACACCTGAACCTATTGCTGTCCAAGCATAACCATCAGCAGCAGGAGCAGCACCAGCATTACTACCAATATTAACAACTTGTAAAGGTAATAATTGTCTAAATCCACCTATTTCATTCCTACCTACTCCTAATTGAGCAGCTACTAGTGTTCTATTATTAACTATTTGTGAACTACCTATATTTAATCTAATTTCAATTGAAGGAAGTTTAATAATAGCATTAGCAACTGCATCAAACCAAACAGGATCATTAATACCAGGAATTGTATGAGCTGTAAAACTATCTATTTTAATAATAGCATTAGGGTATTTATGGCTATTTGCTAATGATGTTGGTGGTGGTAAATTAAATTTATATTCTCCTTTTTGTTGGTTTCCAGCAAATCGTGCAGCATTAGACCAAATAACTCTAAATTTTCTTCTCTCTTCATCAACTGATTTTACTGAAACTGTATTTATATTATTATTATCTATATCCATATTATACTATATATATAATATAAATATATTTAATTTTCTTTTAAAATATTATTATTTAATTCACTAAGTTTTTCTTTTAATAATTTAAATTTTTCTAATTGTTCTTCTTCAAATTTATTTTCTATAATTTCTTTTTTTCCATATTTTTTTTTTAACTTATCACAAATTTCAACAAAAGTTATACCCCAAAAAAATCCTAAACATAAACCTGTTAAAAATTCCATTCTATATTATTATATTATATTTTATTTTCTTTGTATTTTTTTTCTTGTAATATCACCTAACCCTTTTGCACTTTGTGCTAGACTTACACCTGCTTTACCAAATTCTATAGCATTACTAATATTACCTTTTCGTGCTTGGTCTAAAGCACTTCTACCAGCATCAAAAGCAGCTATACCTGCTCCTGCTGATTTGGCTGCTGTTCCTGCTATATCTGCTATTTTAGATACACCTTTTGAAGCTGCTGCCACTCCTGCTAATCCTGCTGCTACTGGTTCTAATCCTACCATAGCAGCACCAGTTGCTAATGTTCCTGCTACTCCAGCAACTTTATCTGCAATATTTGAAACTGTGCCAGCATTATCTGCTACAATTTTTACACCCTTTCTAACTACGTGTGAAGCTTTTGCACCTAAATCATGTGCTGCGTGTGAAATTTTAGAACCTAAATTACTAACGAAACCCATTCTATATATACTATAATCTGTTATTTATTTTTTTTATTAGTTTTTTCTTTTATTTTAGTTTTTTTTTCTTCTTCAAATTCTGCTATTTGAGTTCTTAAAGGTTTTGGAACTACTAAATTTTTTGTTTCTATAAAATCTAATTTTAATGATACATCAAAATCTAAACCGTTTAAATTAACTGTTCTATTTTTTTGATTTGTCAACCTCATACTAATATTAGTAATATCTTTTACTTTTAATAATAATTTATGAACATTACCGTTTACTGGTTGTATATTTATAATATTTCCTGGTGTAGTATTTATTGGAACTCTACATAATATATTACTAAATCCACCACCAATATGACTATCTAAAATACTTGTAGAACTTAAATTAGTTCTTAAAAATAAACTTCTAACACTATTTGAAACATCAGCAGCATCATCAGCAATTAAAAAAGTTTCTTCTAAAAAAGGACCAAATACAGGTAAATCAACACCAGGACCAGCAGCACCTGAACTATTTGTATATCCATAAAACCATTCAGTACCAGCACCATTAAGTTCAACAAAAGGATCACCTGCTATACCATCAAAATCAAAACCTAATTCTTCATTCATATCATCACCTGGACTTGTTTTACTTCCTGTTGCTACTCCGTTTTTAAGTGCTAATGTAATTCTAAAATTTGGAATAATTGAACTAAATTTAAATTTAATTTTTGTATTATCATATAAACACTTTAAAGGAAATATACCACTACTAGCAAATTCTACGTGTTCTCTAATATATTTTGCTAATTCTGTTGTTGTATAATTACCTTCAGGTAATGTCATTGTTTGGTATCCTGTCATAAATCCATTAGCATCATAATCTGCAGGAGTTCCAAAAGGACTTATTTTATAATCTAATTTTGTATTAATACCATCTTGAAAATTATAAAAAGTAAAAGGAATTTCAGCACTAAATACTGACATTAATATACTATGATGTGGTGGAACTATAATAGGTTCTTCTAAAACAAAATCAAAATCACTATCTATACCTCCATAAGTTGTTGTAGCATCACCTGAATTAATATAAATAACTCTACTTGCTGGTGTTTCTGTTTCTAAATAACTCATATATATATTAATACTATATATATTTTATGTTTGTTTAACTATTCCTTTTTTACAAGCCTTATTTTTTGCCGCAATTTTTACACCTGAACCTGGTGGAAACTTTTTATCACAATCTTCTTTTCTCTTCATTCCTTCGGCTTCTTTTTGTTGTTTTAAAGCAAATTTTTTAGCTTGTTGGTCTGTTAATAATCCTGCTTCAAATTTAGCCTGTAAATCCTTAGCACCAACTTCTTTTGCTTTATCTTTTACATCCTTAATACCACCAACTGCTGCTTTAGCTTTTTTTAATTTTCCTTCTGCTTCGTCAATATCTCGTGCTGCTTCAATTCCTGCACCTGCTACTGCTAATATATCTTCTGCTTTATCTAATTTACCACCTTTACCGCTTTCACCAAATTTAACAACAGGTTCAGGTGCTGGTTTTGCTCCTTCTGCTTGTAATTTTTCTCTTTGAATATCTAATTGTTGTGTTCTTTGTTCTTCCTCTGTATTTTTATGTTCTTTATCAGCACTATGTGTAGCAGCATAAATACCAGCACCAGCAACTATACCCAATCCTAAAGCTTTTACACCTTTAACTAATTTACTACTTTTTTTTCCAATATCAGGACCTCTTGACTTTCTACCAAAAATTCGCATTATATATAACTAAATAATATTTAAATAATAAAATATTAGTTAATTTAATTGAAATTTTAGGATAAAATTAAAAATTAATGCGGTTAATTAACCGCTCAATTTTAATCCTCGTTTTACTTTAATTGCTGCTTTTTTTCCTAAACTTTCTAAATTAGATATTTTTTTACCTAATGAACTTTGTTTATCTCCACCATCTGCTAAACTACCTTTTCTAACTAATCCTGTTTTTTCTGCTGCTAATTTCGCATCAAATCCAACAGTTGCTGCTTTTGCTAATAATGATTGTTGTATACCATCACTTGCTTTAATTTTACCTATACAATCTTGAAATACTCTATCTGCTTGTTGTACTTCATCACCTGTTGCTTTTGGATTATTATAAACACTATCATGAGTTTTAGCACAAGTATCTAATTTATTAATTGGAACATTATAAGGTTTTGTGCCTACAATTTTTCTACCTGCTTCTTTCATTAAATTTTCATAAAAATCACTACCTTTCATTCTTGCTGCATACATTGTGCCAGGTCCAGCAAAATTATATTTATTTGTTAGGTGATTTTCTCGCCCTAATTTTTTTACTTCTTCTACACTTGTCATATATATAATTTAAATATATAATTTTTTTTATTTCCAATTAATAGTAAATTTACTTTCATCAAAAGGTTCAGCAATAGCCATACCCACAGGTAATTGTTTATTTTTTTTATTATATTTCTTTAAAGCGTTTTTAGTTTCTTTTTTTGTTAATACTTCTCTATTACTATATCTTGCTAATATTCCGTGGTATTCATCAGGTAAATTAGGAAATTTTGCCCTAAACCATTCTTCAAGATATTCTAAATTATTTTTACCTTGTGCTAAACTTAATGGAGTTAATTTAGGTAATTCTATATCACTTCCATTATCACTTTTAATACAATAGTCATATTTTTCTAAACCTACAATTACTGGTATATTTTCAAAATTTTCTATATCTTCTTCTTTATAAAAACTATAATTTAATCTACTATCATTAGATTTAATTAATATATTATTTGCTTTTTTAATTTGTCCTTTATCATTATGTGTTAAACTCATATATATCTATAGTTAAGATTTTTTTTTACCACCTTTACAACCACAACCGCAGCCCCTCTTATTTATTATACCCATTAATAATTTTTCAGGTAGTGTATCTACTTGTTTTTGTGTCAAAGTTTTATATTTTAACGCACGTTTTATTTTTTCTTGATTTTCTTTACTTGAATACTTTTTTCCAGAACCCCCTGCGGGTGCATTGTTGCTTACTTTGTAAGCTCCAGTTGGCATATATACAATTATTTTAGATTAAATTTTTTTTTATATAATTCTATATTTTTATTTAAATTATCACTATCACCCCATAATAAATAATAAGATAAATAACCAGCACGTTTAAAATCTTTTGTTTCTAAATCTGTTCCGTGTCTTGCTCTATACGCTGCTCTAATCTTTTTATCACCGTGGTCTATATAAGTTCCTATTTTAGGATTACGTTGACCAAAGTGAGTTATTTTAATTACTTTTCCACCCTTATGTAATCTAAAAATTGCAGTAAATCTTTTTTTTGTTTTTGGTTTTGCTTCTACTATATCCATTGTTAAAGGCATTATATATATTATAATTATATTTATTTTTTTGATGGAATAAATTTTAATGTTTTCCAAAATATTCTACCATCCATATCTTTTAATTTTTTATTTGCTAATTTAATTAAATCTTCTTTTTTATGTAATTTTAAAAGTTCATTAATAGTAATTGGTGTATTACTATTTATTCTTTTTAATGGTCTACAAACTTTATTTTTTTTATTATCTAATCCACATACTATTTTATCACCCTTTGTTAAATAAGGTATTACTTGTATCCATTCTTCTTTAGTCCAATTATCAGTAGAACCTGTTTTTTTTTTTGTAGTTTTATATTTTCCACCTAATTCTTTATATTTTTTACTAATAAACATTGATTTATACGCACTATGTCTACTATATACTTTATCTGCTTCTTTTTTTGCTTTCTCATATAATTTAGGATTTAATATATTATCACTCATGATATATAAATACTATATATTATTTTTTATAAATTTTAATTTTTCCTTCTTTAATTAATTTTTCTATTACGTTCTTTTGTGTTCTTTTTCGTTTTCCTTCTGCAAAAAATCCTAATGTTCCATTATTTTGACTTTCATAACCTGTAATTAATGTTTCTTGTCCTGGTTCTAATCCTCTTAATATTTTATCACTTGTATTTTTAATATATATTTTATCTTGTCTTTGTCCTTTTGGTCTTCCAACTTGATTTAATTGTTGAATTTCAGGTAATAAAGATTGGTAAGTTGTAAAATTAGTTCTTACAGCACTTTGTGGTTCTGTTCCTACTCCTTGTGCTTCTTCTACTAAGGCTTCACCTTCTGCTGCTACTTGTGCTCGTCTTGTTGGTTCTTCTGCTACTTCTTCTACTTGTCCTCTTGCTACTTGTGCTGGTTGTCTTTCTTCTTCTAAAATTGCTGATGGTTTATTTTGTTTTAAATAATCTAAATAATCTAAACTAGCTTTATTACTTCTAAATTTATAATTACCTTTAAATATTCTATCTTCTGCATCCCTTAATAAAGCTTTTTGTTGGTTTAATTCGGTTTTAAAATCATCACTTCGTTTAAATAATTCTTTATCTCTATTATCTTCTAAATATTTATTTACTAAATCTGTATATTTCTTTTTTTTAAATCCTCTGTCAAAAAGTTTACCCATAGGTTCGTTTAAAATTGTTTTTTTTATTCTTGCTAAATCTAAATCACTTTTAAGCCTTTGTTTTTCATCAGGGTCTAATTCACTTTCAAATTTATTATAAAATTCTTGCCTTAATCTTTTATCTTCTTCTTCAAATTTATCACCAAATTCTTGTTTATATACTGCAGAATTAGCTTTTATATTTTCTTCTAATATTGCTTTATTTGCTCTAAATAATTGTTGGTATCTTTCAGGTGTTAATTCTATATCAGCACTTGTTTCAATTCTAACTGGTGAAGGTGGTTTAACTGGTGCTTTTGGTTTAACTTGTCTTACAACTTCTCCTGTTGGTTGTGTTGGTGGTTTAACTGGTGGTTTTGCTTTTCTAACTTGTTGTACTGGTGCTTCAGGTGCTGGTTCAGGTAAAGCACCTCCTGCCCTTTCTTCTAAATCTCTTCTTTCTTGTGCTATTCTTGCTTCTCTAATTTGTGCTAATTCCTCATCCCTTCTTCTTGCTGTTTCTTCTGCTTCTGCTATTCTTCGTGCTTTTGCTTCTGCTTCTTGTTCTGCTTTTCTTAATTGTTCTTTACGTTGTTCTTCTGCTGCTTCTGCTGCTTCTATAATTTGTCTTTGTTCTTCATCACTTCTTTCTTTTGATGCTAATTGTGCTTGTGCTATTTCTATTTCTTCTTGGAATTCCTCAGGAAAATCTTGACCTAATCCATATATAGGGTTTCCTTCCTCATCAACTAAAGCCCCTCCTGTTTGTTGTCCTGGTTGTGGTCGTCTTGCTTGTTTTTTCCTTTCTTCAACAACTTGAACTGCTCGTTCCATAATACTTAATGGTCTTCCAATTCCTCTTGTTTCTTGTTCGGGTCCTTGTTCGGGTGCTTGGAAATAATCAGCTATAAATTGTCCCCCTGCTGCTAATGTTTCTCCTACTGTTTGTGCTGCTTCTACTGCTCTTGTTGCTATAGAAGGTTCTTCTACTTGTTCTTGTTCTATTGCTTGTTGTTCTTGTTCTGTTAAACCTAAACCTTCAAAACTAACTACTCTTCGTCCTGATGGTTCTGCTGGTTCTTCTACTTGTTCTTCTAATGGAAATATTAATTCACTACCACTTGTTTCTAAACTTCCTGCTTCACTTCCACTACCTTCTATTTGACTTCTACGTATTTCTTCAAATTCAGTTTCAATATCTCCTGGTGATGTTCCAGGTGTAGTAGTTGGTGTAGTAGTTGGTGTAGGATATGGTGTTTGTATACTTGCTACATCAGTTTCAATTGTTGCTAATCTTTGTTCTAATCTTGCTCTTTCTGCTTGTTCTCTTCTTAATTTATCTTCAAGTTGTGGTGCTGTAATTAATCCTTTTTGTCTATCTAATATTTCTGCTCTTAATTGTTGGTTTTCTAATCTTTGTGCTTCTCTTAAATCTTCTGTTGCACTTTCTACTTCTCCTTCAATTTGTTGTGCTAAAACTCCTTGTGGTTGTAATCCTTGTAAAATACTATCATATATTCTACCTCTTACTTGTTCTTGTTCTTCAGCAGTAAATTCAGGAGCAGCATAAGCTGCACCGCTGCCCCCCCAAGGGGGTTCAGGTTCTAAAGCTGCACGTTCTGCTTGTTGTTGTCTTTCTTCTAATTCATTAAATCTTCTTTGTATTAATTCGTCTACTTGACTTAATCCCCTTGTTAAAAATTGTGCTTCTCTCTGTGCTCGTCTTTGTTCTTCTTCTCTTTGAAATTCGTTTAATCTACTATCTATATTTGCTTGCACTCTTTCAGCTTGTCTTTGTAAATCACTATATTCTCTTCTTGAAAGTGTGGGTGGCGGTGGTGGTGGTTGTTCAGGTGTTGGGTCAGCAAATCCACCTTCAGGTATTGGTGGTGGTCCTCCTCCTGGTAAAAATCGTGTTTGACTTCGTAATTCTTCTTCACGTCCTGCTGGTAATCTAATAACCCTGCTTTCTTCGTATTGTCTACGTGCTTCTTCTTGTAATTGTTGTTCTCTATCTAATCTTTCGTCTGCTGCTTGTAATTCTTCTAATCTTAATCTTTTTTCTAATTTTCTATCTTTTCTTCTTTGTTCTTGTAGTATATCAAATTGTCTTATTTCTTCTTCTTGTCTATCAATTAATGCCTGTATTTCTATTTGTCTATTTCTATCTTCTATATTTAATCTTCTATTTTGTAAATCAAATTCTCTATCAGCTAATGCTTTATTTATATCATATTGTGTTGCTTCTATTACTAATTTTCTTTGTGCTAAATTAAAATTATCTATTCTTTTTCTATCTTCTAATGCTATTCTTTGTATTTCAACTGCTGGGTCAAATTGTAAACCACCTGGTGCTGGTTGTTGGTAAATATTAACTGGTGGTGCTGGTTCTCCTACAATTCTAATATCTTGTTCAGGTTTATCTCTTTTTTGTCCTTTTTCAAATTTCTTTTGTTCTATAATATTTTTAGCAACTTCACCTTTTAAATTTGTAGTTCTTTTTAATTTTTTTGCTTTCTTTTTTAATTTTAATTTAACTAATTCACTTGGTGGAACTTTAACCCTTTGGTAATTTAATAATCTTTGCCTATGTTCTGCTATATTATCGTATCTCCTCATGAAAGCTAAGGCGTCTATTGGTTGTCTTATTATTTGTGGACTTGGTATACTTGCTTGTATCTTTCTACTTTCACTCATTATATATTATTTATAATTGATTTTATTTTTTTTTGATATTATTTTTTTTTCTTAATTAATTATATATAGAAATATGTTTAAATTTGATAAGGAATTATGGAATATAGGTAGAAAAATTGAAGATAGTGCTTTACCATTATTAAATAATTATTTTGAATGTAATTTTGAAAGGAATGAAAATAATATATTTGATATATTTGATTTTAAGGATGAAAAAACTAAAAAAATTGTTGAAGTAAAAGGTAGAAGAATTAAAAGTACTGCTTTTGAAGATACTATAATTACTGCTTCTAAAGTGAATGCTGGATTACAAAAAATAGATGATGGTTATAAAGTATATTTTGTTTTTGTTTTTACTGATAAAGTTGGTGTTATAGAACTAAAAGAAGATATGGAATTTAAAGTTAAATTTACTGGAACCAACTTCATCCGCCATTATTTAATACCTGTTAAAGATTTAAAAATAATTCAAGAATTAGAGAACTAATATATTTAAAAACATATTAGTATATATATTTAATGATAAAAATATATAAACTTATAGATAATACTAATGGAAATATTTATATAGGACAAACTAAACAAAAATTATATCAAAGATTAAATAACCATAAACAAGATTTTAAAAGAGGTTCAACATCAATATCAAGAGAAATAATAAAAAATAATAATTATAAAATAGAATTAATTGAAGAAACTAATGATTTAAATAGAGAAAGATATTTTATAGAAAATACAGAATGTATAAATAAAGTAGTGCCAGGCAGAACAAAAAAAGAATATTATGATGAAACAAAACATAAATTAAATAAAGAAAAATTAAAACAATATCAAAAAGAATATAGAAGTAATACAAATTGTGATAAAATTAAATCTTTATGGTGGTCTTCAATGGGTGGAAGTCCTTATAAAAATAATAATTCAATTTTAAAAATAGATACAACATTATTTAATACCTGTTAAAGATTTAAAAATAATTCAAGAATTATAAATTATTATATTATAAAATATATATAATATAATATGAGTGAAAGTAATGAATTAATAGAAATAGAAAAGATGAGTATAGACCAATTTGCAGGGTCAGTAGTATTAATATTAGGTGCTGTTGGTTCTTTATTATTAGTTATTTGGCAGTCTCGCTGTGCTTGTAGGTGTAGAATTGGTTGTAGTGATAATTGTTATATTTTTGACTGCACGAGAGAACCACCACCTGCACAACCAACTGAAAATAGTGATGAACCTGAACCTGAACCCCCTTGGGGGGGCAGCGGTGCTACTATTGTAGCTCCTGAACCTGAACCTGAACCCCGTGGGGGCAGCGGTGCTACTAATGTAGCTCCTGAAGACAAACCTTAAAAAGTAGTTATATTAGGTGATTTAATAATTAATTGATTAAAATTTTTATGTATCATTCTATCAGGTTCTTGTTCTGTATCTATATACATAAAATCGTGTTTATTTTTATAGATATATTTACAAACATCCATAAATTCAGGTTTAGGAATTAATATAACTTCATCAAATAAATTATCTAATTCTTTTTTATGTAAATTTTTATAAAATACTATTTGTGATGCTGTTTTTCTTAATTTAGGGTCTATTTTGTTATATGCTTGACTTGTAGCAATAATTGATACAGAACCACCAGCACCTGCTAAGTGTCGTCTATTAAAAAATATTTTTTGTAGTAAATTTTCTATTTGTCCTTTTCCTTTACCTCTAATATCTGCTATTACATCGTCTAATACAAATAATACTTTATCACCACTATTTTCTATAATACCTAAAACTTCTGTAATATTTTCATATGTTGCTTCTTCAAATTTTTGTTCCTCAGGTATTAATTCAAAAGGGTCATCAGCCATAGTAATCAAACTTGGAGACCATAAATACACCCTATCAAATTTTTGGTTAAAGGCTTTACCTTGTTTACAAATTAGTGATAATATTAATGATGTTTTACCCATGCCAGGTTTTCCAATTACCAACATAGCAAAACCGCCTTTCTGTGGTAATGGTTTAGGTATAGATTTATCTAAATCATCACAAGTAAATTTTTGACCTGATACAATAATTTTTTTTTCAAATTCTCTTTCTTCAATTTCAACCATTATTTATATATATATATTATTTATTTATTTATACAAAACTAAATTTTAATTTTGGTTGTGCTCTTACAACTTGTTTTTTAGGTGCTTCTTCTTTGTATGATTGTAATTCTTTATAAGTTTCAGGTTGTTGAATTGGAGATGGTGGAGTTTCGGGACGAAACATTCTCTCTTGAGAACGACTTGGTTGTTGTATATATTCTTCTTCACTTTCACTTTCACTTTCTGTTTCAGGAGCAGCATAAGCTGCACCGCTGCCCCCCCAAGGGGGTTCAGGTTCTACTATTTTCTTTTTTCTACCTCGTTTTTTTGGTTGTTCTCCATAATAATAATAATTATTAACTACTTGTTCTCTTACAATTTCACGTGGTGTAGGTTGTTCTATTCTTGGTTTTACAACTTCTTTTTTTAAAATTTGTTTTGGTATATCAATTGGTTTTGTTTCATTATCTATTTTTTCTTTTATTTGTTCTTTTAATATATTATCTTCTTCTTTTTGTTTTGCTTTTAATTCTCTTTTTTGTTTTGCTATTTCCATTCTTTTTAATCTTGCTTTTTCAAAAGCTGCAATTTGTGCTGGTGAACGTTCTTTTTTAGTTCTTCTTTTTGGTTTTTCTTCTTTTGTTGTTTCAGGTTCAGGAGCTACAATAGTAGCACCGCTGCCCCCCCAAGGGGGTTCAGGTTCAGGTTCTTCTATAATTGTTCTTTCAATTGATTTTTTTTCTATTTCGTTTTCTATAACTTCTTCTGTTGGTTCCATATATAAATTACACAAGAAAAAAAATCTATAATATAAAAAATAATATATAGTATATATATAATATGTCAAATACTGGATTAACTAATATTTCTGTAAGTGAGTTAGCAGTTCAAAATACAATTTTAGCAGGTGATGATTTAGATAGTGGTTCATTAGGTCAAGTTTTAATAAGTGGTGGTAATACTGGTAATGTTCGTTGGGGTTCAAATAGTGCTACTTTACCTAATGCTTTAACAATGGGTTCTAATGTATTTTTAACATCAGGTAATAGTTCTTTTGATGGTGGTATAGCAGATACAATTAATGCAGTAGATACAAACACAACTTATACAGCAGGTAATGGTATACAAATTTCAGGTAGTAATATAATACAAACAAAAACAGATAACCAAACAATACGAGATAGTGGTGGTGGTTCAGGAAATAATTTAGAAGTTATAAAAGTTCCTAATAGTTTAACTTTTACTGGTTATGCTACTGGTAGTTTTGATGGTTCAAGTAGTTTAAATATTAATTTAGTTGATACAGATACAACATACCAAGGAGGAACAGGAATAAATATAGATACTACAACAACTCCTGATACTATTAATTGTAAAAATATTCCTAATACTGCTTTACTAAATTCTACTATATCAGGTATTCAGTTGGGTAGTAATTTAGCAAATTTAACTTTTTATAATAGTAGTGGAGGTTTTATAACTTCTTATAATGGAGCAAATCCACCAACTTCTATTACTCTTGATGGAGATACAACATACCAAGGAGGAAGCAATATAAGTATAGATACTTCTACAAATCCTGATACAATAAATTTAAATAGTAATATAACTGGTATTACAGATTTTACTTTTGCTTCAGCACCAATAACAACAACTTTAAAAGGTAATGATTATCCATTAAGTAAAACTACTTGTTCTTATTTAGATTTAAGTAGCTCTACTAATGTATTTCCTAATTTTGTTGGTGGTAGTGAAATATTAAAAAGTATGAGTTATATAGATAATACAACTCAAAATTATAATAGGATTTATAATACTGCTAATGAATTCTTTTTTAGTGGTAGTCAAGATTTAGGATCAGATACATTAGAAATAGATTTTACTGCTACTTCTACTACTGGATATTGTGAATATGGATTTTATGCTAATACTTTAACTGCTGGTTTGGTATTTTGTGTAGGTATAGCAGCCGCAACTGGTGGAACTTCACCCTTTTCTACAACTTTATCCTCTTTACCTGTTTCTATTGATGCTTATAAAATCGGTTTATTTGATGGAACTACTACTACTTATTCACTAAAAGAGATTTTAGATTTTGATGGATATGAAAATACCTATATTACTTCAAAATTCTTTTTTAATAATTTAAGTGTTGGAACAAGGTATAGAATGGCTTTATATGGTAGGTGTTATAGCAGTGGTAGTATTTATATTAATACTGGTGGTAAAAATACAACAGGTTATGCCAGTAGGTCTTTTCATCAACCAGCTTTTATGAAGTTTTATGAATATGATAGTAGTATAGGTGGAGCAAGAACAACAGGTAGTGGTGGTAGTGGTAAATAAAATATAATGTATTTATATAATGAAAAATAAAAAATGGGTATTATATTTATTTGAGAATGAAGAAAAAAGTGAATTATTTAAAATAATGGAATTTAAAAGTGTAAAAGAAATATCTATTGTATTAAATTTAGAACAACAAATAATTAGTAATTGGTTTCATGGTTTAATAAATCCAAGAGGAATTTTAAAAAAGTGTGTATTGTTTCAAACTATCCCTATTTGTTGATTAAACAAATACTTAAAAAAATATTATATATATATATATAGAAAGTATGTTTGATTGTAAAATTTATGTTATTATTGATGAAGAAAAAGTATATATGTTAGATAAACAATTTAAAAATTTAAAATTAATTGCAGAAGAATTAGGTATTACTTATCAACAAGCAGCAGATTTATCAAGTAGAAGAGAAATTAAAAAATATACGAAATTTAAATTTTTTCCAAATATAGAAATTACAAAAATAAAATCAAATTAATATATATATATGAGTATTCCAAATACTATTACAATTAAAAATAAACAAATAGATAGTTTATATGACCTAAAAAAAGAAATTAATAAAAGTAATGCTGCTAAAAATACTGAAATATTATTAGATATATTAAATACATTAGAGCAACTTACAGATAGATTAAAAGATATAGAACTAAATAACAGGGAAGTATATTTATATGTTAAAAAAAAACAAGAATTAGAAAAAGAAACTAAGCAAGGCTGGTTTACATAAAAATAATATATTATAGAAATTGTTAAAATAACAAAATATACTTAAACAAAAAATTATTATATTTACTAATAGTATAATGGATACAATTAGTATATATAACCCCTTTACAGATAAAGTTGTTAAAATAAATAAGTTCGGTAGAACAGCAAAACGTATATATAAATATTATATTGATGTGTTAGGTAATAGTGCTGATGAAATATTACCTAATGGTATAACTTATGTAAATAATAGATTTAGAAAAATTAATACAATTATAGATAATAGTAATGTAAGAAGAATAACCTACGCTGAGGCGTCAGCAAGTCCGTTAGGTGGTGATGAATACGCCTACAGAATAATTAAAAAGTATAAAGGACAGACTGTAAAATTAGCAAAGAAATATTTAGAAGGTGGTAATGAAATTGAAAGTGATAGTATATTTGATTTAGATAGCCCTGGAATGGCAAGTGCTTATAGGTTTTTAATGATTGATAGCGAAACTGGTTTATTTAGTCCTCAGGTTAGTGAGGGTAAACCACAAAATCAACAAGCACAATTATTAATTTTATCATTAAATAAAGTTAATGCTTCTAATGTTTCTCAATACTTTTTAGATGGTATTACACATTGTGTATTTACTCCTATTAAAAATTGGGCTGAAGATAAATATAATAATAGTTCAAATAAATCAACAGCAAAAAAATATAATTCTATTTTAAATAAAATTAATAAATATACTGATATTTATTCAAAAGGTGTACCTGAAAAAGATTTAACTGATATTGCTAATGATTTACAGATATCAATTGAAATTGATTTACCTTCTACACTAAAAGCAGATACACGTTTTTTAACTTTTGAAAGTCAAAAAAAACCTTTAAGAAAATTTAGATTTTTAAATACAAGATTAAACCACATAGAAATTAATGAAATAAATAATTTATCTAATTTTATTGAAGTATCACAAGAACAAATAAAAAAAATATATCATGCAAATTATAATGAATTTATAATGTATAAAAAAGATAGACAAGATAAATTAACACAAGTTATTACTAATGAAGGTGTATTTACTTGTAGTAAAACTGATTATAAAGAAGCAACAGAGGAACTAAACGAATTATTAAAAAGTTGTTCTATTGAATATAATAGTAATAAAAAATTAAGTGATTATATATATGATAATATTAATACTCCACATATGAAAAATTTTATGGATGTTGAATATGATTTTGACGAAGAAGTAAAACCAGTATATAATTTAAATCACATAGATATTAAAAAGGCTTACGCTACTTTTGATAAGTGTGATTATTACAAAGGATTTTTAGGTAAGATTACAGATTTTAGAGAATGTAATAAAATAATGGGTATTGGTATTTATACTATTACTAATATTGAATGTGATATTGAAATTATTAATGAATTAGAATATTTATTTGATGGTAATGCTTATCCATCACCTGAATTAGAATATTTTAAAAGTTTAGGTATTAAATTTGATATTGTTGGTGGTTGCTGGGGTGATTGTGTAAAATTTAGTATACCTGATAAGATGTATGAAAAAAGTGAAGGTGTTAAACATTATTGCCGTTTCTACGGATGCTTACAAAAATTAGATTTAAATAATAGATTTACTTTTACTTGTAAAGATATTGAATTAGCACAACTTAACGCTTTACATAATAAAGACGTATGTATTAGAAGTTGTGGTTATAAAGAAGCAATAATTGAATATCCTAAAAAATATGTAAAACACCAAGCACACATAGCAACTTTTATACACGGTTATACACGTATTACAATGATACAACAATTATTAAAATTTAAAAATATATCACAAATTAAAGCAGTTAATGTTGATGGTATATATTATGAAGGTGAAGTTGAAGTAATGGATAGATTTAGTGAGAAGGAACACAAAGACTTAAAATTTATTTACCCTCATTGTTCTTATGGTAATCCCTGTGAAAATCAAATAGAATTTCCAAAATATAGAAACGATAATAAAATTGAGGTTCACTTAGGAGCTGGTGGTTGTGGAAAAACTCATTCTAATTTAGTTGATGAAGGTTTTATAAATAAATTATATATTGCTCCTTCATGGAAGTTAGCAAAAGCAAAAGAAAAAGAATATAAAATTAATAGTGCTGTATTTCAACGTTTATTAACTGATGACCCTGAAGTATGGAAACTATATTACAATAATTTTAGTGTATTAATTGTTGATGAGATTTCAATGTTGACTGATGAAGATAAACAAAAAATTATAAATAGATTCAATAGACATAAAATATTATTTTGTGGTGATGTTGGTTTTCAATTACCACCTATTGAAGGTGATGAATTTAAAATAAGTAATGAATATCCAGTTATTAAACACACAAAAAATTATAGGTGTGTATGTAATAAATTACAAAATATATTAAATAATGTGCGTAAAGAAATTTCTAAGGGTTCGTGGTTTTATGATATTAAAAATTTAGGATTACCTATTATTAAATTAAAAGATTTAGATTATATACCACAAGATTTAATTATTAGTAAAACTAATAATAGAAAAGATTTAATTACTAAAAATTTTAAAGATTTAGAAAAATATGTAGTTTTACAAAATTATACTAATTATTGTAATACACAAATATTATTAGAAAAACCACCAAAAGGAATTAGACACGAATTAAGACACGCTTTTACTATATATAGTATTCAAGGTGAAACTGCAAAAAATAAATTATTTATTGATGTTAAAAACTTGAAAGATATTAAAACAGTATATACTGCTTTATCACGTGCTAAATATTTATCACAAATTGTATTGTTTGAATGATTGTAGATATAACAATATTTAAAAAAAAAATATTATTATATTATATAGAATGAACGATAATAAATTTTACTTTTATTCATTAACAATAAAAACTGATTTTAATTATGATAATTTAGATAAATTAGAAAGTAATATTAAATATTTAAAATTATATTATAATACAGATAATAAAGAAATTTCAACATTATCTTATATTTTTAGTAGATATGAAGAAGATAAAACAATAATAGAAAGATTAGAAGATATAGACAAATTAATTACAGATAAAAAATTAATTGAACTATCTTATCATAATCAAAAATACACAAGTAAATATTATATTAATGAATTAAAATATATAGAAGAAAATTATAGATTTCCAAAAGAAGAACAAAATTTTAAAAGTAAAGAAGATAAAAGTGATATATATGAAAATTTATTAAAAAGAATAGGATATCATCATAATATTGCAATAAATTGTTATGATGATGATTTTGATGGTAAAGAATATTATGAATCAGATGATTTTGAAGAAAAATTTAAAAAAGATAAATATATAAAATTATTTATAAATTATAAATTAGATAGAGATTATGATGATTATATAGATAACTATATTATACAATGGAAATTTTTAAAAAAAGATAAATTTATTGAATTAAAAAATAAAATAGAAAAGAAATAATTTTTTTTATTTATACTCCTTTTTATATCCTATTATTAAAAATATAATATTATATGTAATATTATTATATTTTTATTTTATCATCTAAAATTTA